GGAACTGTCGAGGTCGGCCCGCCCCTCGATCTGCAGGCTGTTCCTCAGCTGATTGGCCAGTTGCTCAGCCTGGGTTTCTGCCTGGCTGGTGTCGAGCGTCACCGGGCCGGATGGCATAGGGCGAATGTCCGAGACACCACCGCGGGTGCGAGGCGCCTCATACGCTTTAGCTCGCCAATCGCCCGTAGGAACGATTATCTCGCGCCGAGTTGGCGCTGCCGATGGCACATCGGGAGTGAGCGACCCCTTCAACTCTTTGAATTCTTGCCTGAGTTTCTCCCAACCCGTGCCTGGGGTGAGATTCTCATTCATCACCTCGGCTTGCAACGGCCGTTCGGCTGGTTTTGCAAACCAAGCGTCGCGTTCTGCTTTGGAAAAGCCCGAGAATGCGTCGTCGTCTTTTCGACGAACAGACATTTCCTCTGCACGACGGCGCGCGCTAAGCTTTCGGTTGCGCTCCTCACGGCTGTCAAGCGGATCGACACCGGTGAGATTCCTAATCCAGTCAAGCGGTTCGCCCTTTTTCGGTTCGCGCTTGTTGTCAGCGACTTTTGGTCCATACTCTTTGATAGCGCCCATAATACCGAGAAGACCAGCAAAAGGCGCGAGGAGCTTGAGCGACGTAGCCAGCGTTGAAACGCCGCCCGAGAACGCTGTGAGGCCGATACCTATGGCTGCCCAATCGACGACGCTCATCTTCTCACCGCCGTCCGCGAGGGCGGAGAGACCATAAGCCATCATCCCGACGCGAGCGAAGCGCCCAAATGCCAGACCGACTGTCGCGCGAGCAACACCCTTCAGGGCGACCGCGCCAAGCCCCAGCATCGCGATCGTTTCGAACGAAAGCGCGCTCCGCAGGCTCTTGAGATCGCCCGCGATGAGATTCGTGGCGCCGGACATACCTCCGCCCTTCAGGGCTTCGATGCCGTCGCGAATGTTCGTGCCGATTTCACGCCAGCGAATGGAAGCCGCATGCATCTGTTGGGTGTCTTTGTCATACTGTTCGATGCGGCCGAACAACCCGTCGCGCAGGCCGGCCCAGATCCCGGCCACCTCGCCCGCGCCCTCAAAGCCGAGCCCCTTCATGAGGCCGTCCACCTTGGCTTTGATCGTGTCGAACACGGTCACACGCTGGTTCAACGTGCCCAGTGTGTCGGCGAGATCCTTTGCCCAATTGCCGATTGCCGGCGCCACCAGGTCGCCGGCGGCGATGCCCAACGCCGAGACGTTGTTTTTCAGCAGCTGGATCTTCTTCGCAGCCGTGTCGCTCTTGTTGATGAATTCGGCCTGCACCGAATTCGCCACCTTTGCCGGATCCGCGACTGCCTCGAAAGCCTGACGCAGAAGGTCCGGGTTCGCGACGATCTTCGAGAAATCGTCGGAAAAGTCCTGCCCGACAAGATCCTGCAACGCGCGCAGACCCTTCTCCCCCTTCTTCGACGCGGCGTCGAAGAGCTGGACCAGCGCCTCGGGGCCGTTCTTGGCCTGCACCTTCCGCCATTCCTTGAAACTCAGGCCGATCGTCTTGAAGGCGCGGTTCACCTTCGGTCCGCCCGCGACGATCTTGTTCGTGAACGCCGACAGGCCGCGCGCGGCGGTCTCCGGCGCGATCCCCGCGGATGCCATGGCCGAACCGACGGCCGCCAGTTGCCGCGGCAGCAGACGCAGGGTCGAGGCCGAGCCCGCCGCCCGGTTGACGAAATCCGTGATCTCATCGCCACTCGAGGCCATATTGTTGGACAAGAGATTGGCGGCGTTCGCCAGCTCCTCGAGGCCGGTCTGGTCGAGGCTGAAGACGTTCCGCAGCTTGGCGAAGCGATCGCCGGTCTCCGCCTCGCTCATGTCGAACGCGACCGCCGCCTTTGCCGTGAACTCGGTGAATTTCGGCAAGTCCTTCAGTGAGATGCCCGCCTGCCCCGCTGCCGACATGATGTCGGACAGCCCTTCGGCCGCGACCGGCAGCCGCTTCGACAGTCCGACGATCTCGCTGCGCAGCCGCGCCACCTCTGCCGGAGAGCCCTCAACCACCTTGCGCACCTCGGCGAACTTCTCCTCGAAAGCCATCGAGGCGCCGATGGTGCTCCTGAAGGTTTCCCGCAACCCGAAATAGGCGCCGGTCGCCGCGAAGATGTTGCGGAACTGCCCGAAGCCGGGGCCTAAAATCGTGTTGTTGAAGGCCACGGAATCTCGGCGGAAGCCCGACATAAGGTTGCGCAGGCCGCGCAGGGGACCGCTGGCGCGGTCTTGCGCGCTGACGACAAGCTCGCTGGAAAGTCTGCCCATGGTTCATCTTTCTCGGCCGCGGCGACCGGAGGTGAGAACGACGCCCCACATGAGCATCTCGTTCGGGTCCATGTTGGAAAGGGCGTCGAGCCCCGTTGATGTTTCGCGCGAGATCAGGACGGCGAGACGTCCCCATCCGCGCTTTTGGCGTTTCCCTCGAGGATGCCGATCGTCTTGGCGACCTTTTTGAAATCGGCGGTATCGATCTCCTGCACCAGGTCGAGCGCGACGCCGGCCAGCGACGCGGCCAGCGCGGCGCCGAAGGCCTGATCCCCGCTACTGCCGTACTGTTCGGCAAAGACAAGGTCTCTGACCTTCGGCCGGCGCGTGAAGGTCAGGCTGGTAAGTTTCCCCTCCCCGTCGCCGAGCGGAACGGGATAATCGAGGGTAACAACGATAGGGTCCATGGTGAGGCTCCGAAAGACAATGATGGGCGGGTTGTGGAGGAAGCGGGTCAGGCGCCGAGCGCGAGGCGATCCGCAGCGAAAAGGTCGACGCCGTTGCGGCGAATGATCCGCTCGTCATTGTCGATGTACCAGAGCTCCTTGCCATTGAGGTGCAACTCGAAATGCGTCACCTCCTTGAAAGAGTGGTTGCAGCCGACAAACTCCGTAGGGTCGGCCTCATCGGGCTCCCACTCCGCGATCGCACCTTCGATGACGCCGCGCACAGGCTCGGGCAGGTTCGTCTTTTTGTTGCGCATGGACGCGGCAAACACCCAACTGTCACGCTCGCCGAAGCCTGTGAAGACATCGGTGTCGAAACCCTTAGTCTCCATCGCGGGTTCGAGCGGCTCGATCCGAGGCTGCAGATAGTCCACCCCCATCACGCCACCGCCCGGGCTGTGGTTCACGTTGACAAACTTGATGGCGGGAATGACGAGCTTCGAGATCGTCAGTGCGCGGGATGTTCCCGTCTGCGTGGCGCGGCGCACGTCGACGGCGGTCAGAAGGTAAAGCGGCTGCATGGAGATGTTCCCCTTTTGCGAGGTCAGGAATGAAGTGAGGTCGAAAGCGCGTCAGACGACGCTGGTGAGCCGCGCGAGGATCTCGTTGACGAAACCCTCGACGGCCGGGCGGTAGCGGCGAATTTCGTGGTTCGCGAGTTTGAAGGCAGGCGCCGGCTCGATACCCAGGTTGACGGTCAAGTGACCGAGACGGATGCTCTCGGGACTATTGCGATCGCGCCGGAACATCTCCGCCTTCGGCGAATAGCCAAGAATGTCGCCGGCTGCCTTGTGATCGCGCAGCATGAAAGCAATCGAATTGATCCACGCCTCGACCAAGTCGACCGTTTCCTTCTTGCCCAGGAACTGCCGGGTGATCTGCATCAACTTCACGACGATGTAATCGGCGCCACGCACCTGATGGATCTGCTTCCAGAGCTCGCCGGTCTCGGCGTTGTCCGTTCCGATGAAAACGAAACCGCCATCGGCGATCGCGCCGTCAACGCCGGTTTCACCCGGCACGATGATCGACACCTCGCTCTCGAGCATCTGCTGCCCTTCGGTGGAACCGTCGAGCAGGGAGAACGGCAGCGCCCGCGAGAGACCGGCTATGCCACGGATGGGCAGGTTGGCGATCGGGTCGAACGGCTTCCCCAGATGCTCGTTGTCGGTGCGCATGAAGAGGCCAAGGACGCGCGGTCCGGCAGGACGCGTCACGAGGTTGACGCCCTCGAAGACCTTGACGCCGATGCCGATCGGCATCAGCCGCTGGGAATTCATCGTCTCGCGGGCGTCGATCGCGTTGGCCGACGAAGTCGGATCGACGTCGACAGGCGCCACGGCCAGCAGCGTTTCGGTTGCTGGCCCAAGGGCCACGACCACAGGATTTGCCGTGTTCATGTCGGGCCGCCAGGCTGTGCGGCCGGCCCAAACGAGCCTCGGCGTCATGTTGGCGCGGGACGGGATCGTCGCCGCCCGCTCCAGCGCCTCGGCAATGTTCGCCGAGGTCTCGGCAAGAGCGTCCTCGGCGTCAGCTTCCTCGCTCTCCGCGACACGGCTGATCACAAGATCTGCACCCCGGTTGACGCCGGCCAATTGCGCGTTGACAGCACGGACGGCGTCAGCGAGCGGACCCGTTCCGAGTTTCGCGAAGGCGACCGGATCAGACGACGAAATCCGCACGTCCGATCCAATGGGATACATGGCGTTGTCGGCGTCATCGGAGGTCTCGATAATCCAACCCTTGGAGAAGTCGGACCCGATTACGGGGACCGGCTCATCGTTCGGCCGGGAAAACTGCATGCCAAAAGTTGGGGTCGTCATGGGCCGGTTCCTTGCGTTGGGGCCAAAGAAAAACCCGCCGCGGGGAAGCCCGGGCGGGTCGTGAAAGTTCAGTTTGGAATGCTTACAGAGCGCTCGCCTGCAGGAAGAGCGCGTCGATCTGTTCGTCCGTAAGCCCAAGCGCTACGGCAAGCGACGCGACAAGCGGATGATCGCGGTTCAGCGCGGTGGCAAACTCCCACTCGATCTTGGCGGCCGACTTATTCGGCTCCGGCAGGGCATCAAACGCCGCCTCGACCTGGGCGAGCAGGCCGGCGCCGAGCAGGGCAAGCCGCGCCTGGCGCATTGTCACGCTGTCGATCACGATCGGGACCGGCGCATTGGCCGCGTCGCGCAATGCCTGCGCGTCAGCCGCCGTGACCGGCGTCCACCCATCACTCAGCATGTAGCGGGCGGTGTCGCCTTCGGGCAGATCGGCGGGTGGCTCGGCATCCACCCAGCCGAGCGGCAAGGCGTCGAAGTCGCCGATCGCGCGGGTTGCTCCGGTCCAGAGCCCGGCATTGTCCACCTGGCAGATGGTTCGCGATAGATTGATGCCTGCCGCGTTGCGTATCGCCTGGGCAGTCAGGGTATCGTAGCATTCCCAGCCCAAGGGGCCGTGGCGCGCCTCAAAGCCCTCCGGCAGTTCTTCAGGCGGCATGGCGATGACCCAACCGACCGGCAGCGGGTCTCCCTCGCCGAGCTCGGCCGTCAGGCCGGTCCAGAAGTTGCCGGCGTCCAATTCGCAAATGATTTGCATCAAAGCACCCTGACGATCTGCTTTTTGCCGGCATCGGACGGCGGCAGCGCGAACTGGGTCACGTAGGAGTAGACCGCCACCATGCCGCCCACCGTGCTAAAGCCGCTCGGCGAGCCTATCCAGACATGGCCGCTCGGGTCACCGTGAGGCGAGACGTTGGCGCCCAGCGCGAAGGGAAAGAGCGATGCGACCATGGTGTAGTAGGTCGCGAAGTTGTCCTCGGTGACATAGACCACGTTGTTTGTCGCATCCGTCAGAAAGATACGTGCGCCGTCAAAAAACATCCGGTCAAACGCCGGCATGCCGACCGGCTTCACATTGGCCCAGTTAACACCGTCCGACGAGCGGAAGATGCCGCCATTGTTGACGCGTCTTCCCCAGGCATAGAGGAACGATCCGAAGCGCCGGATATATTCGAGGCTGTCGGCCGCGAGCGTCGTCGCCAGCCGCTGCGTCCAAGTGTTCGCGAGGCCGGTGGGCGACGTGTAGATATAGCCGCCTGTGCAGACCAAGATGAAGAGGTTGAGCGTGTTGTCGTAGAAAACATCCTGTGGAGTGCCGTTCGGGATGCCGCTTGCTCCGGCGAGATAGTTGCCCCAGCCGCTTGCAGGATTGGCAGTCGCATTGGTGTAGACGGTCCCGGCCGTGGCTGACAGGGCGACCCAGCGATTGCCCCCGCCTGCAATGGCGATCGGCTGCACGGCGCCGCTGATCCCGCCCGCATATTGCGCGAACGTCGTTCCGTCTGCCGACGTGAAGAGCTGCTCTCCTGCGGTCGTAGAGTATCGCAAGGCGGCATAGTAACCATTGGCGAACGCCATCTGGTTCACTTTGTTGTTCGGGTGGTTGAGGATGCCGGCGTAGCCGCTTACCCCCGTTGCGCCCGGGCGGGCATAGGCACCGGTTATGCCGCCGAGTTCGTAGAGCCCTGCCTGAGTGCCGCCCTGCATGCCTGTGTAGGTCCGGCCATTCACGGTCGCGAAGACGGTCGGACTGTTGCCGCCCTGATCTGCCGTCAACTGGGTCAGCGTCGGGCCTGTCAGGAAATACTGATGGCCGAGCTGGGTGAAGAGATCGGGATATGAGGCACGCGCGAGGATCGAACGATCGGCCGCCTTCCAGCGCCACGAGAGCGCGGGAAGGTTCGCCTTGTATTCGACAATGCCGCCGATCGGCGGAAGCGCCGACAGCCCGTCATAGGCCTGGATGAGCTGCTCAACATACTCAGGAGGCATCAGGCCCGCGCGCTCGCGGTTGGCAAGCATTAGGGTCATAGCGCGGTTGCCTCCTGAAGCATGGCGGTCGGAACAAGCGAGATCGCCCGGCCGAGAGCGAAGCGGCGAAGGGTCCCAGTGAACTGCGCGTTGCCGGCCTGGTTGGCGCCGAGGCGCAGCCCGGTGAAGTAGGCCGGCACGTTGCCGCCATTCGTGGTCAGCGGCACGCCGCCATTGAGGGCGGCTTCCAGCAACCCATCCGCGAACTTGATTGCTAGGCGGAACGTGGTCCAGTCCGCCACGGCGCCGAGATTGAGGCTCATGACGTTTACGCCGCCCAGGTTGACGAAGACGAGTAGCGCATTGTCGGATCGCTGGCGGTAGCAGATGACGCGGTTGTTTGCCGTGCCATCGTGCAGAGCAAAGACGCACTGGTTGGTCGTGCCGGTATTGAGCGGCGGCCGGAACATCCCCTCTACGAAGATCACGCCGGTTCGCGTGGAGACCGCGGCGAAGTCGGCGCCGTTGAGAAGCATGACATCTACGGCGCGGGTTACCGGAGCGCCACTCGTCGGGATGTAGGAAGAGGCAGCGATCTTGCCCGGCTCTACCTGCATGCCCCAGAAGTAGGGAAGGCTCCCAGCTGTACCCTCGATGTCAATGCGTGAGCTTGCGGTGAACACTCCGCTCAATACCGGGCGGGGCAGGACTTGCATCGTGAACCGATACCAGCCGTTCGGATAAGCCGTCGTTGTAATGTTTTTGAAGAAAGTCTGGTCGGGGTTGTTGCCATCGAAATTGGCGCTGAGGATGCCAACGTCCTGAACCCCACCGCCATCGATCTGTTGCCACACCTGAACGCGAGCAAAAATCTCAGCGCCTGTCCGTTTCGCCGCGAAGAAAGACAGTGCGAGGGACGAAGCGTTGAGGCCGTCGAAAGTCTTCAGGGTTTCACCTGAACCAGCCGGATAGTAGCAGCCGAGGTTGCCGGCCGGATTGGCCTTCGCCATGTCCAGCGTCATGGCCGCACCGCCCCAGCCGTTGCCAGCTGTGAAGGCTTCCGAATGATCAATCGCATTCGTGGACGCTTCTTCAAGGAGCGCGCCCGCGACCATTGCCGAGCGGTGTTCAATGCGCAGGCCATGGCTCGGCGCGATCAGGCTCCGCGCATCGGTGAAGGTGCCGAGCGTGCCGCGCGCGAAATTGTTGTAGCGAATGGCCTGCGGGGAGCTGAAGTTGTAATCGATAATCGGGTCGATGCCCAGCCGAGCGACGGGGTCGCGAAGGGTGCGCGCGTAAAGCCGATCGGCGGTCGAACTGTTCGCAATGCTCGTCGCGACGCCGGCCAGGAGCGCGTCGCTCTGAACCTTCGTGTAGAAATTCGCCGGATTGAACGTGGCGGCCGCCTGCGCGTGACCCTCGGCCAATTCCGCCGCGCTGAGCGCGTCAAGCCGCGCCTGCAGCACGTCCAGCCTCGCCTGGATGACAATGGCTTTGTCGGCGTGGACGGTCTGCTGGTCGGCGCCGACTGCCTCGCGAAGTTCGCGGATCTCCGCGAGAGCATGCGCGGCCGCGAGGGTCGTGCCGGCCGTCGCGGTCAATGTCAGGTCGGAGTGGGGGCCAGGCGCGCCAAACGCGGCGACCACTTCGCCGACGAATTCGCCAATCTCCACCACCCAGCTGATCTTGCGGCAGACAGCGATATCTTCGAAGTCCGCAGCACGGGTAATCACGACATATTCTGAGGGCGTGAAAAGATCGCGTTCCGCGCCCTCCGGCACAATGAGGGTCAGAATGTTGCCATCGGCGAATTCGGCCGGCGTGGTCGAGTGCGCAACAAGGAAGCCCATCGCGGTGACATCGAGCACCTTCTGGATAGCCGGCGTCAGCGTCTCGTTGATGCGATCCAGCAGGACGCCGCGCATCGACTTTTCGACTTCCTCGAAGTCAGCCTTCTTGGCTTCAACGGGCGTCAGGCGTCCTTCGATCTGATCGAGCAGCTTGCCGAATGTCGGGAGATCGAGCTGTGTCGACCCCGACAGACCGATGGCCTCACGAAGCGATTTTCTCGTAGCCATCCACGTCTTCCAGATGTTCCTTGAGGCGGAGACCCTTCAGGGTCACGTCCGTACCCGGCCGCGCCCAGCTGTTGCTGCGCCCGAGCTTTATCGGCCGTTTCAGCGACACTGAGTATTCGGCATCATCCTCGATATCGGACGCTGCCGTGGTCTTGCGTTTTGCCATTGTCCTTCTCCATAACGTGTTAGGCGAACGCGACGTCCTGTCGCTCGGTGATCAGGAACGCGTTGTTCGCATTGCTGGTCGCGCCCTCGATCTTGATCCGGTAGGTCGAAACCGGCCCCGCAAGGTTGAAGATGAACTTGCGCGACTTCGGCTTTTCCGGCGACGCCGGCTCCTGCACTTCAACCGTGCTGTCGGGCGTCTCAACCGTGGCATAGCCGGCACCGGTCAAGATTTTGCACGTCAACGTGTGCGCCGCGGCATCCCAGTGGCGAGCCCGCAAGATCACCTCAACGGTGTCGCATGGCGCCGGCACCGTGCGAATCTTGGAGATGTGGTTTACGGCCGTTCCGTTGCGCTCCGTCGTGACGCACGACCTGACGGCACCGATGCCGAACGCCGGCATGCTGTCCGTCGTGCCGATCAGGATGGCGCGCAGCTGGATCAGCGATGGCCGGGTGGAAAGCGCGGAAAGCTCGCTATTGACGTCGCCCAGCGTTTTCCAGGCACCGCCAATGAACCCCTGCCACTCGATCGAAGTGCCCTGCGGAATGTAGGTATCGCAGTTCACAGTGAGACGACCGATACCGCCGACGAGTTCCGCCGGGTTGAGTTGGACCTCTACGCGGGTCTGGTCATAGCCCTGAAAATACAGCGCAAAAGCAAGGTCCGTATCGGACGCCGCGGCCTGCCAAACCCCGTTGTTTTTCTGAAACAGCTGCCCTTGTGCATATTTGTTCCCCGCAACCGTCGCCAGAAAATAGGAACCCTGGCTGACCACATGCAGGGCATAGCGGCGCCCCTTAACCATCGCCGCGCCGGCAAGGTCGAAATTCGTAGGCGTCAGGCCCGCGAGATCAGCATTCACCTGCGCCGGCGTCTTCTCCACCTTGAAGATGACGCGCTGGCTGTCCGGCTGGCCCGTCACGTCGACTTCGGTGAGGAAGAGCTTCACGTCGCCGACGGCAGGCTTCCGCGTGAAATACAGATCGACCGAGCGGAGCGCGCCCTGCTGCGCGTTAAGGAAGGTCTGGCCGAGCTGATACCCCTCGACCATTTCGGTCGTGGTAAACTGCTCGAAATAAGGCTCCTCGATGATTTTCAGAGTGGCGTGGCGCCAATAGTGCTTCGTGACATACGACGGCTGCTGGCCGGCCGGGTTCTGCATCAGCTGCGTCGCCCAATTGAACTGCCATATCTCGGACGCGAGCGTGATCGGGTTCTTGCGCGTCGCCTCGATAATCTCCCCGCCATCGCTGGCGGTGATGCTGACCACCTTCCAGGTGCCGTCGTTGATGTTCGGCTGAAAGTCCTCGGCCCAGCGCAGATCGTCCCACTGCCATTCGGTGCGCGTGCGGGTGAGCTTGCGCATCTGCGTCGATGAGACGTTGTAGTTTGCGAGCGCGACCTCGCCATCTTTCCCGACTACCGCAAGCCGCGTTTCCGGCTGGTTGCGCGGCATCACCATGTCGTCGAGCACGATGATGCGCGGGTCGAGAGGGTTTTGCAGCGCAAGCGGTGCGAGCGCGCTCGCCGCATTGCCGAACCGGAGCCCATCCTTCACCACAGCGCTGTATCCGGCGAATGCCGGGTCGCTCTGATCTTCCTTGAGGAAGCTGTCGGCAGACCAGGCCGTGTAGTCGTCCGGCAGCCCGGCCAGCCGTTTGGTGCGCGCATGATCAAGGGCAAGATCCCTGGTGAAGCCCCACGGCGCCTTCGTCGCCAGCAGCGCGGCCAGACCGGAAATGTCGGTCCGGATCGTGTCGATGGCGGAGCCGGCCTGGTCGAGCTTCTTTTCAACGAGGGTGAGCCGGCCGTTGAGCGACTTGACGGACGGCAGCCTGTTCGCACCGACCATGGTGATCGAGACGATGCCTGCAGCGTCGACGATCACGTACGCGATCGCGATCTGGTTGGCGCTGATTGCAGGCGGCTGCGGATCGGCATTCTCGGCACCGGCGAGTTTGCTGACCTCCGCCCGTCGGTGGCTCACCGTCGAAACCACGCGCCCTTCGGTCGCGCGCGTGATCGGCGAGAGCAGGAAGGTTCGCGGCTCGGTCTCGGTGTTGATCGTGTTGCCATAGGTGATGATGGCAATGCAGCGCTTCGCAACCGCTGCCAGATGGCCGGAAAGGTCGAGCGTCACCCCGCCGTCATCGTCATTGATGAACACCTTGCCGTTCTCATAGTACCGGCCAGGCGCGACGGTCACCTCTGCCGGCCCCGTTTCGACAACCGAAAAGCCGACGAAGCCCTGCTGATCTGTAATGCCGTCGGCAACGACATGGTCGACAGATGCTCGCGCGAACTCGCCGAGCCGATTGACATCTTCCGGCGTGAACACCTCGTTCTGATAGCCGACGACTGTGCGTTCCATCGATTGCTCCTACAGATAGGCAGGGATGCGGTCGCCGAGCACGGCGCCGCTGTTGAGCCGCACGGCGTCGCCGAGCGTGAGAGGTTTGGTGGTTTCGAACGTCACAAGGATCTTGTCGCCTAACGCCATGGCCGACACGATCGCATCCATGATGAAATGAAGATGCGACACGTCATCGGCGACAAAGGGATCAGCACCAAGCACCGAGACGCCCAGGACAAAACCCTCGTTGGTATCGATCGCCTTCGGGGCCTCGACCATCAGTTCGGCGTTGTAGGCTGGCATCCCCAGGCGCGAGACACCGAGAAAGCTGATGCCGTCAACGATCGGTGCGGCAACGGCCGGATCAAGCAGATAGAGGACATCGGCGAGCAGCTCGCCGCCATCGTTTCGACCCAGAACATCGACGCCGAGCGCGCCATCCCCGAGGAAATGTCGACCCTCGGCATCACCCGTGTCGCTTTCCCGCTTGTATCGAACGCTTTGCGGCTCCAGGCCAACGTCCACGGCGGTCACCGCCAATTGGCTCTCGACATGGTCATATGTCCGGTCCAACGCGAAGGTGAAGATCTTCGGCTCGACTTCCTCCGCGCCAAGAAATGCATCGCCGAGCACTCCGAAACCCAGCACCAGCGCGTTCGCGTCACGGCCTGGCTGCACCACACGCTCATAGTCCGTGGCCGGTTTGCGCACGCTTGTCGTTGTGACGGACGAAACCTCGAGCGGAACATCCTCCCCGCCGGCATGGGTGCGGAGCAACGCACGACGGCCATGAAGGAACGGCCCGTCATTGATGCTGAAAAAATCGTCCCCCAGCGCCGAATGGCCCAGAAAGATTCCGGATGGCGGAAGCCATTCACCCTCGGTGTGCGCGAGCGTGATGCGGACCCGTGGCATCCGGCCGATCCAGGCATCCCACTGTTCCTTGGTGAGGTTCGGCGCGAGCACGAAACCCTGTGGCGGCGTGACTGCCTGGATCAGCCGACCATCGGCGATCTCGATATAGCGGGCGATCCCGCTCGCCGTGGTCTTGATGGCGTGATCATGCGGAGCGGAAGCGATGACCGAACGCTTCTTCCACTCCGGCCAGTTGTCGTTCCAGATGTCGACGGAACGCTCGGCCGCCAGTGCCCACAGCAGGTGTGCCGGGCACTGCCAAGGATCCTTGAAACGGCGAATGATATCGACGTCCAAGGCATCCCAAGCGATCGCGGACGCCCTTTCGACGGCCCGCATCCACGGCGTCGCCTCGTCAGGCGCGATCGACGCAGCGTCATCCAGCATAGGTCACCACGCTGAGATCAATGTCCGTGCAGAGCGGCACTTCCCCCCTGCCTCGCACGATGTCCGCCTCCGGCTCGATGATCGACAGCTTGTCCATCGCCCCCGCCATGCCGGCGGCAACGAGGGACGAAAGTGGGACGTCTCGCGATGGCGTGCGGCGACGCGCTGTTTCTTGGGTGAGCCCAGCAAGGCTTAGTTCATATGTCTGCGCAGAGTCCGGGCCCGGTCTCACGAAGCCCTGGCCGACAATCCGGTAGGGTACGTTCACGATCGACCGCGTGCTGACGACCGTCGTCAGCGGCTTTATGTTCGGCCAGCCATTCTCGCCAAGTCGGTGCAGGTAATTGTGCACGATCTCGACGAGCTCGTCCGAAGCGGTTCCATCGCCCACTCGAGACTGCACCGCGATGATCACTTCGCCGGAACCATCCGATGGGGTCCACACGTCTACATTGAGCACGTCGCCGTGAGATGAGAGCGCGTGATAGACGTACGCCCCGGCCGCGCCGCCGGTTGTGAAGGCCTCCGGCGCGATCAAGATCCTCCGGCGGAACTCGTCATCATTCTCCATGACAGCCGGGGTTGATCCCGTCGCCGGCGTGACGACGCGGCGAACGGTGCGATGAAATATCCCCAGATTGTCCAGATCCGAGCCGACGGCGAACAGCACCATCACAGCGCGCACGGCGTCGTTTATCCGCACATAGGCCAGATATTCGCGGTAACTCAGGGCGCGGTTGACGATCGCGCCCGGATTGGCCTCGAGCCGCTCGACGTCCCAGTCGATGCCGAATTCGGTGAACGACTGCTTCAGCAGTTCCAGACCTTTCAGGCGCAACGCATCGAAGGTTACGCCGCGGATGGCGACCGGCGGCGGAAACCGCGAAATGTCGAGTGTCAGGGCGGCTGCGCTGATCATTCTGCTTGCGCCAATCGTCCAACAAAAAAGAGGGTGAAGTCCCGAATGCTTTCGACCGTGAAGTCGTTTTGATGGGCGCGAGGGCGCCAATCCGCCTCGATGCTGAATTTCGCCTCGCCGAGCCGAATGCCGTCGACAGTCCCGGTTACGGTGACGCGGCGCACCCGAAAGCGCGGCTCCCAGAGATCGATCGCGGTGCCGATCACCTGCCGGAAGACGAGAAACAACGTCGGTGTCATCAGCCTGCCTAGCAGCTCGACAAAGCCAGCGCCGAACTCGCGCAGCATCACGATCGAGCCGACGCGGTAGGAGAAGATGATCTCGACCGACTGAAGGGCCGACCGATAGTTATCGATCACCTCGCCGGTGCGCATATCGATGTCGGACATAGCGGCTACGCGGACACCGGTTCGATGTTGACCTCTGACAGCGGCCAGACGCCGATCTCGCTGAACACGCCGGCGTCGCCACGAACACCATCCGTCGCATGCAGACGGCCGTTCACACGGATGTTGCCATCGACGGTGACCACGCCGTTCTCCACCGTGATCGTGACACCTGCGAAGACGAACCGATTTTGCCCGAGGCTTTGGCTGGGCGGAGGGTTCTGGTCGGAGAAACCACCGCGCAGCAAGACACCCTGCCGAGGGTTTCCGTGCGGATTAAGCACGCCGACGATCTGACCTTCCGACAAGGGAAACCAGGTTTTCGTGGTGCCGCCGCTCTCCGGATGCGGGTACCAGGGCGACAGCTTGGGTCGACCGTCGGAGCCTGTCCCTTCATCGATGCGATAGCCCTTTTTCGGATCAATGTGCTTGATTGGGCCGACGCGCAGAGAGTTCCCGAACGCAGTCTTCAGCTGCTCGAGGTCGATCTTGACGTCGATCAGGCGCATCATGGCGTCACCTCGACGTCGGGCGAGTGTCCGTCCACGTCGACGATCCCGCGCCCGAACACCGGCGTCTCCCGATTAACATCATCCGCCAGCGGACCCCGACCAAGCGCCAGCAGTTCTTCGCGCGTCAACCCATGTCGACGTTGCAGCGACAGCCATGCCGGATCGTTGCCACCCACCAATCCGGCGATCTTATTGGCGATGGCGGCAAGATTTTCGTCATTCTCGACCGCGGCAGCCTTGGCCAGGAACCTCGCCATCGGTTCCTCGGGATCGAGGGGCTCGCCGAACAGCGGATCATCGATCAGCTCCGCCGTGATGCGCATCTGGTGTGCGGCCGCGCGCTGACCTTCAGCGGAGCCGGCGCGAACACGCTCAAACCTCACGAAACGAATGATCAGGCTGCAGAATATCTGCGCCCACTCATTGTCGGGATCGGTGAGAGCGTTGCCGGCCTGGCGCAGAATGATATCGAGTTGCGTCTCAAGGTTCTCATCTGTTGCCGGAACACCGAGGCCTGTGACGACGTCTTCATCGGTGACTGGATCGCTCTGCACCATCGCGGCCGTGATCCCCGCCTCGATAACGAGGTCGGTCAATCCGTTCGGCATCAACGAGCGGACATCTATCGTCGTGGTCTCCGGCAGGTTTGCTCCGTCGCCCGCTCGCGCACCGTCCGTGTACAACGAAAGGAACGGCTTTTGCTGATCGGTGCGGATTGTGTTGTCGGCGCCCACGTCGAGCGCGCCAAATTGACTGTTGAGCACGTTCGGGCCGACGTCCGTGCGATCCTTCATCGCCAGCACACCGGCAATGCGAAGGGCAATCCTGACCAGCGACATGGTGACTACCGTGCTTCCCCGAGATGCAGCACCAACCGCGCATGCGAGCGATCATCGACATAGAGAACCACGAACGAGGGTTCGCCAGGGCGCGACATCGCGCGAATCTTGTCTTGCTGTTCGATGCTCGGTCCCTGATAAGACGCACGATTTATGTGCAGTTCTGCTTTCCCAGCGATGAGTTTGGATCGCCATTCCTGCGAGCCGCTTGCCGTCGAACCCGTCGGCGAGGTTTCATCGCCTACATCCGTCCGCAGCACTGCCTCGAAGATATGCTGAGCCCGATCTGGATCGGACTTCCCGGCCTTCATCGGCGAAAGACGCACAGGCTCCGCGAACACCCTGTCGACGGCTGCGGCCGCCCGATCGCGAAGTTCCTGAAACCGTGACGTGCGCACGGACCGATCAGACCTTCAGCCCATTCGCTTCATCCTCAAGCACGGCAATTTCCTTGCCAAGCCGTTCCTTGTCGACATCATCGGTCGCCTCGGCCAGCGCTTTCCGAAGATCTTCCAGCAAAGCGGCGATCTCACCCGCACGGCCGGACTTTGGGTCGGACTTCTTCGAGCCGTCGCCCTTTTTCGGAGCATCAGCCGCATAGGCAAAGCCGTCATGAATGAGGTGCTCGCCGTAGGCCTGCGGCACGCGTACAGGCTCATGGGCCGGTACGTGCTTTTCCTCACCACCGGTGATCTCTTCCGGCAAGCTGCCACCGTTCGGGAATGCGACAAACATGGACTTGCTCATGGGAAACTCCCTTCGTTTCATGGAAGCGCTCGATCTTTCAGGCGCTTGCAGGAAACGAAGCGGCCCTTGTGGGGGGCCGCTTCGGCGCGCAGACTGGGAAAGTTGGATCAGGTCAGCGTCAGGCGGCGAAGTGTCTTCGGCTTGGTGCAGAGGTTGATCACGTTCATCTGCACTTCGAGTTCGCGACCCTTGCCGTTCGGCTTCGGATACTGTTTGGCATAGAAGGGCAGTCCGATCGTGTTGACCGTCTCTTCGTAATCCGCTGGTGCGAAGCGGGTGATGAAGAGATCCGGCACACCCTTGACCACAACTCGCGCGTCAGTTGCCGCAATGTACGGCGACCCGAGATCGGCCGTTGCTTTGGCACCGGTGCGGTAGCGTTCCCACGTTGCGCCGCCAAACTCAAAAACGTCAGGCACATCGCGGCGAAGCGTTTCGGCGCCACTGTGGTAGATGAACGTCTCGGTGACGCTCTTATGCGTCCATAGCGACTTATGGAAATCGCGCCCCGTGAAAACGTGGATGCCTCCATATGGCTGATCGAGATCGTCCTCGATCGAATAGATGACGTCCTGCCATACCGAGCCGACCTTCGTCCCCTCGACATCCAGTTCCAGCGAAACGGCCGCCGGCACTGCGACGCCGAAGCGATTGTAGATATCGATCAGCGTCTTTCCGCTCTTCGAGGTTACGATACCCTTGATGGCGCCTGCACGAAGGTGCTCCAGCGTCATGGTAAGATCCTGTGCATGGCGCTTGGCTTTGCGTTCAACACGATCCTGCACTGTCTCGAGCTGGTCGGTCGTACCGAACGCACGCACGTTTTGGACCTCATCGGCGAGCACCGAATCGTCGCGCTGGAAGTGGTCGATATCGAACGGGACAAGGTTGCGATCATCATCGCCCCTGGTCTCGCCAGGGCCGCCCCGCAGGGACGGCTCGACCAGACCGAGTTTCCCATTTCTTTCTTCGATCGAAATCCTTGTGGTCGTTACGCCATCCTCGTCGAAGATGCCGCTCGCCGAAACCTGCCCCGGCCGGTACGGCTCATTGTTGATCGCCGCCGTGAGCGATTCGATGGTGAAGCCTTCACCATCCCAGATGTCTACCATTCCAGGCATGGGTGCCTCTCCTTATCGCGAGATGATGTCGGCAGCAGCGAGCTGAGCGCGCTTGGCAGCCTTTTTCGTATTGTCGTTCACCGAGGCGTCGAAGATCAGCATCGGGATCTTCACTTCGGCATGGCGCGCGATGACGACAGCGTCGACGTCAGCGGCCGTCGCATCCACGCCGTAGGCGAGAACGGCGCGCGCCGTTTCCGCACCTTCCTTGCCAACAACTTCTGCGTTGGGCGATGACGTGTACTTCTTGGACGCCGTCACCATGCCGAGAACGGTGCCAGGGTCGAGCACACCCGAACCGGAAAGGATGGTGACCGTGTCACGCGAAATGCTGCCGTTGCCTTCCGACAGCACGAACGCCAGGGCGCGCGGCCCTTCAGTCTTCTTGTCAAGCATGGATCAGCCCTCCTGGCTCAGCTTGCGGCGCGAAGCGTAGATGCCGGCCGTATCGATGGACGCCTTCTTCCGTGCCGGCTGCACAGGCTGCGCGAGCCCCGCCGCCGCCTGTCGCCCCGCCTCGTAGGCCTTCGGGTCCGCGGCCGCCGCATCGCCTGCCGCGACGTTCGCAGAGACGAAGGCAACAACATCGTCGGCGCTCATGGCAGGCGACTTCGCCGCGAGGTCCATCGCCGCCGCGAGACGCTGGGCATTGCCTTTCACGCCATCGGCACCGACGATCGCAACGAAGCGGTCGGTAGCGGCCTTCGCGCCTGTGGCTTCACCCTCGGTGCGGGCGGCTTTCACCGCCGCATCGTGTTCGGCCTGCGACATGCCGGTAGTGACGCCACCGGCGGGCGGATTGTCTCTCGACATTCCATTCTCCTGCGAGTTTGGCGCCGATGCGCCGGGTTGACCCTCATTCTCGAGGGCAAGCTCTGCCGTGCCCGCGATCGCCTCGCGGACAGCGGCCAACATGCTGCTGGCCATGCTCAAGCCTTTCGATTGATTTCCTTGATGAACGCCTCGAAGGTCGCCTGTCCGTCCGCAACCGCGTCGACGAGGCCGATCTCCAGCGCCTGCTTGGCCGAGAAAGTCTCGGCCTCGGTTTTCAACGCATCCGACTTGGAGAACCGGGCTCCGCGCGCCTTCCCCACGACCATGGCGAAGCGATCACGCATCTCATCGACCTCAGTCTGCCACTTCCCGTGAATTCCACTCGCGAGAGGCTCGAAGGGATTGCCATCTACCTTGTGCTTGCCGGCATGGATGAACGTGACCTTGATGCCTTCCTGCTCCATCGCTCCACTAAAATCAGCATGCATCATCACGACGCCGATCGATCCCGCCCCTCCGAACTCAGGCATGACAACTTGGCGAGCCTGGCTTGCGAGAAGGTATCCAGCCGAATAGGCATAGTCGGTGAGGATGGAGATAGTCGGCTTCTCGCGCGAGAGTTGCCTCATATCTTCCGCAGTTTCGAAGGCCCCGTTGACCTGCCCGCCGAAGCTGTCCACTTCGAATACGACGCCCTTGACGGCCTCTGAACGCCGCGCTCGTGCGATCTGCATTCGCAAACCTTCATAGGACGTCTCACCAGAAGATGACCCGACCCATGAACCTTTCTGGATCAAGGTGCCTTCAACGGCGATGACGGCAACATTGTCGATCACCTGAAAAGGCGTGACGTTGTGCCTGTCATAGGCCCTGCCCAGCCGGTCGCCAAGCACGCCGGCCGAGGGCCGACCGCCGCTGAATGCAACATGGTCGACCGGGTCACGACCGTTGACGATCGTAATTTCCCTCCCGGTCAGGCGCGGGCCAATGCTCCGGATGAAAGCGGCTGCTTTCCTTGCATCGTAAAGGTGGGGTTGGTCGAAAACGATCTGAGTAAGATGCTCGTAAGGCATAGTTACCTGCATCCTCCTACAAATCTCAATCTTTTGGCGTAACGCAGACGGGTACCGCTCCGCACGGCGCAGGCGCCGTCATATCGGGCGATCAGCGCTTGCAGTTTGTTCAGGTTCGCTACCGTCCACTGCACCTCGTCATTGCCGAAGCGCGTACGGACCACACCCCCGCCGCTGGCGACAAGAAGCTCGACCTTTTTCAGTTCGGCTGCGACCGCGCACGGATCGTCCAGATCGACGGAAACGCCGTTGATGCTGACCATGTTCGGCATCAGGCGTTTTCTTTCTTCTTCGGCTTCGGCTCGTCCTTGATGAGATCGTCCTTCTCGCCCGCGCCAGGGTTGCGCACAAACGGCGACGTCATGCCCGCCTCCTCGTAGCGCTTGTGCCAGTAGAGCCGCCGCTCGAAGACTTCCTCCGCATCGAGTCCTATCTCAGCGCACTCGACATCCAGTGTCGATGTGCCGTTCTGGAGCCGCTCGCTGGCCGCTTTCGCGCTCTTCTGGTCGTCGGCGGTCGCCTTGGCCGGACCCTGCCAGGTCGTCCAGAGAACCTTGTCGCGGTTCGCCGCAAAAGCAGCATATCCGCCCTTGAACGGCAGGCGCCCCTCGCCGATCAGTTCGTCCACCAGATGCTCGTAGGCGATCTGGCTGATCGGCGCGGCAATCCGCTCGCGCCGGCGCGTCACCACCGGATGAAGCGATGCCCCCTCCATGCGGGTGGAGGAATAGGTCGCCCCATCGTAGTCGAGCGAATAGGCGCTCGATGAAATGCCAATCGCCCGCGCCATGCCGCGCTTTAACTCATTGGAGACGGGTAGGAACTGTGGCCCTGGAATGCCGGTCGACATCAGATCCAGTTTCTCACCCGGTGCCAGATGCGAGACCTTCGGATCGCTGCTCACCGAGATCTCGCTCTCGGCCGCCCGGTCGAGCGCCCCGAGAAGATAGTCGCGGAATTCGTCCCGCGCCGATTTCTCCCCTTCCCTTTCGCCAAGAGCCTCCAACGCCTCGAAAGCCTCGGCCGACGGCTTCTCGCTGGTCAGCGCCACCGCGAAGACGGTCTGCAGGATCTGCGCCTGTATCGTCGTGTCGACCAGAAGCTCCCACTGCAGATACTCGCGGAACGCCGCGACCAGCCGCGAGATGCCCCGCACGTCATTGCTATCGATCGGGTCGAACACATGAGCGACCATCTGCCGGCCGGCCGCGTCATAGGCCCGATGATCGCGTTTCACGACGATGCCGGTTTCCCGCTCCGCCAGCCGATAGGCCACCGGTCGGCCGTTCTCATCGTGAACGACGCCCTGGTACAGACCCTCGAATTCGTTCGTGTCCTGTACCAGCGCCGTCGGAGTGGTCAGGCAGATTTTCGACCCCGACGAGATGCCGTAGCGCCGCCGCTGCGCCGACGGCATGTAATCCATCAGCGCTAGAGATTCGCCGTAGACCACGTCATGCCGAAGCGCGATGTCTACCATCTGCGGCGCGGTGAATTTGCCCTTCAGGTCGCATTCGCGTGGGTTCCACGCCCAGCGTTTCCATTCTGCCTTCAGCAACTTGGTGAAGGCGTCCGTCTCGTCCCGGCTGTATCCCAGCTTGGACAGGTCCGGCAGCGGGTTCAGCACCAACTCGACCCCGACCGTGTCGGCGATCACTTGGTCGACCGCACCGCGCAACCGCCCTGAATTCTGGATAATGTCCATGGCGAGCCCGGCGGCTCGACGCCAGGCGATGCGCACGTCATCACGGTGGCTGCGCAGCGCAGTGCTTCGCGTCGACAGGATCGACGAACGCGTGTCGCGCAGATAGCCAGCCTTCGGTGTCGGGCGCGCCTCGGCTGATCTAAATGGCGTGAAGGCGCGGGCCACCTTCGTCAACAGTGACGGTTTCCCGCTCATTTGCGCCTTTTCCATCTGGCTCGACCCGATGTGGTCGCATTTTTCTGTTCGGTGTTCACAGGAACCGGAGATGCAGCGACCGGCATCCGCAACGGTTCAAGCAGGTCAGGCTCAGTTGCCTGGGGTCGCAACCTCCGGCGCAACGCCGCCCAGTCATCAGCCTTCATGCTCGACAGGCCGAGCATCTCGGCCATCGCCATGGCGTATATGCGCGCATCGAGACAGTGATTATCCGGACGCAGTCGCCGCCATTCTTCCTTGAACTTGCCCTTCACGACCTCGGCCACGAAGCTCTCGGCCGTGATCTGGAGAAAATACTCCTTCGGCAGAAAGGCGCCGAAATGCACGTAGCCTGCCGGGTCCGCGGGTTGCCCGGCCGCTTGGCCAGGCTTGTGCAGATTGGCGTAGAACTCACTCTTGAGCCCCCAGGTGCCGACCGGCCAAAGCAGGGCACTACCAAAACGCTTGCGTTTGCCCCGCTTGGTCACCGACTTCTTCGCCGGCACACTGATAGCTGGTACCCCGCGTCCGCCAACACCTTTGATCGCGTAAGCGCTCGCACGACGCCGGCACCATTCCAGCACCTGGTTGGTCCGACCTCCGTCGCCGCCGTCAACCGCCAACGCCTCAATCTGTCGAGTATTACCGAACGCATCGTCGATCGGTTGGCGGAAAAGCTGATCCAGTGCGACCCAGGCCCCAGCGGCCGCGTTGTCGGTCGCGCCCTCGAGGAACTTCACCGAGATAGACCAGCTCTGCCGGTCTTCGCCGAAGGCTACGATCTCGACCCAGATTCCGTTGTGCTGGACATCGGCGCCCGCGACCAGGATCAGCCCTTCCGCGGGGATAAGCAGCTCCCTATAATTCTCCCGCCGCTCCATGAGGCGTTCATGGTCAGGGGCGTTGCCCTTTTCCTTTGCCGGCAGGCCGAGGACGAGGTTGAAGACACCCTTGTCACCCAACCCGCCGGGCTTGGCATGGTTGAGCACGTCCTCTGCGATGGCCTCGTAGCTCATCATCAGGCTGTCGAAAGCGTCGACGTGAAATCCCGGGTGCCGGTCGGGTCCCGTCGCCGTTGCGACGTACCGGCCCTTCCGCACGCCGATAACCCGCTCCGTCTCGCTGATCACATGACCGCAAGACGGGCACCCGTAGAAGCTGTTATGCGGATGCAGCCGGTCGAGGTGGAAGCCCTCGAATACTTGCTTGAATTCGTGTCCGCATTCCATGCAGGCGATATTCCAGTACCGCTGGTCGGACCGCCGAAACGACCGGTCTATGCGACAGTGACCGGGCGCGTCGCCAAGTTCGTCGCCAGTATCAATCTCCGGCGTCGAGAGTTCGAAGATCTTGAAGTTCTTCGTGCGCCGGAAGGCCGTGAAGCGGCCAAAAAACAGCGTCTCCGGATCGTCGCCGTTGACGTGGTTCTGCCACTTCGACACTTCGTCCTTCACACCGAAACGCGTGGTCTTGCCCGAAAGGTCGGTCGCAACGTTGGCGTTGGCGAGCATCAACGACCCGCCGGCGAACCGCTTCTCATAAATCGTCGACCCGGCGCCCGAGCGAGCGACCGCGGGAAAGATCACCGTCTTGCCGGTCTCCCGCTGCCATGCCTCGATGAGCGGCTGCAGCTTCTGACTGTTCATGTCCTGCAGGAAGTCGATCGAGGGCAAGCCGTAGATCGTATTGTCCGGCGCCGTCTCCGCGATGAACAGCGCCCAGGAGAGCGCCAGGATGGAGACGCCTGTCTGCTGCGATTTGCGCACCGTCACCAGGTTGCACGGATGCTCAGGACTGAGGCAGTCGGCGATTTCGCCAAGATAGGGCGCATCTTCAAGCGCCCAGAAATCTCCCTTCTTCGGCCCGTCAACGAGCACAATGTTTTTCGGCAGCCACTCGCGGAACGGCATCGGCGGCCTGGGCCGGATGGCGTCCGCGAGCGCATATCCGACCAGTCGCAATGCTCCCGGGTGGCCGGGTCCGAGATGCACGGTCACAAATCGTCCGTCTCAAGCGGCTCGTCGTGCTCGGACGCCTGTTCGACGATCGCCGCCATCTTATCCGCGATCTCGCTGTTCAGATCGAATGCGATCGTTCGGAGCAACACGCGCAGACCGTGCGCACCTTCCCGCGACACCGCCATTGCCATGTCATCGGCCTTGTTCTGCAGCCGGTTGATCAGGCTCTGGATCTCCCGGCCGCAGACGGTCAGTGCCTCCCGCGTCCGGTCGGCACGTATGAGCGATCCGATCTCCTCTTGCCGCAGGATCTTCTGGCGACCGACCTTGAGCCAGGCCTCCTGCCGAAGCGCCTCGTCGCGGGATGTGCTCGAGGGAGCGGCTCCACCGCTGGTAGACAGCGGCGGTGCAGAACTCTCCCGGCGAGCCGCCGCCACCTTTTCGGAGCTGGCGAACTCACCGCGGTAGTGATCGTAGTGCGCGAGGCTGAAGCGCACGACGCGATCGCGCCCGTCACGCTCAACCGGCAGTCCGTGCTTTTCAACCAGGTGCCGCACAATCTTGGTGACGGCCTGCTTCGTCACGCCGTCGCGCGCAGCAACCTCGCCCGGCGTCGTCATGACGTCGTTTTCGCCTGCCATCAGTTCTGACAACTTCCTTCGCGGGCGCTGACAACCCTGACAACCCAAATTTGCGGGCTATGAAACTGGCGCCTTTCCGGGCGCTTCTCCGCCCGTGGGGCGGCGGAACGCCGAAACGGTCCCTACACCGGGGGATGCCGTCAGCTGAAGGCACCGCCGGTCGCGCGGGTGATCTCATGCTCAATACGCTGAGGCAGCACCCTCGCGACAGTCGAGGTGAACGCAGCTGCGGTCGCGCCCTTCACCATTTCGGCCGGGATGATCACGCCCGAGTTCTTCAGTTCGATGGGGACACGCCCTGCCCCCACACGCTGGAACACATGGCCACCCATGCCGAGTGGCACGCGGTTCGGAAACCGGCCGCCTTTCAGGAATGCGCCTGCGAACATCGTGCGCTTGCCGAACGGATTGGCGCTCACGCCCTTCCGGGTCTCCCGTGGCGAGAAATACTTGAGCGAAATGTCTCCGCCCCGCGTGGTCATGACATAACTCAGATCGCCGTAGTCCGGTCGCTTGACCTTGACCGCCTTGACGATAGTGGCCCGCTTCAATCCCGTCTGCGCTGTCAGCGCACGGATGACTTGCGTCTTGGCCATATCGCCGACCCGGGCGACGCCGCGCTGCAGCACCTGCCGCATCTTCTTGTCGCCGAGGGCTTTCAGCGCGTTATCGAAGCGGATCATGCCGTCGACATTCTGCCAACGAATGACCAGGCGCACCGTCGCGCTCCCACGAAAAAACCCGCCTCGGAGGCCGGGCGGGCTTTGATCTGATTTACCGTGAGTAGGTGTATGTCAATTTCTTGCCGCAAGTCAATTAACGCTACGACGCTTTTCTCGCGAGACAGGAGCTTCCACCAGTCGGACCCCGCCCGCATCGTACGGCAGCCACGGCGTCATCGAACGATCGAACGGCGCAAGCCGATGAGCCTCGAGCTGCGACTTCATCTCACACTCCAGATGGCGGAGGGCTGCTATCCATATCTGATAATCGAGGCGACCAAGAATATCGCCGAGCGGATCGGTGGAGAGTTCATGCCGCCTGTAAGCGCCTCGGAACGGACGCCCGCTTCGCGGGTTGAAGCCGTCCACCTCGAGCACGACAGCAGCGCCATTGGCATCAAGGACCTGCCGCTTGATGAACCAGGCAGGCTTTCCAGCACGCTCAACCATGCGGATACGCGAAGGCTCGGCAGAAACATCAAGTTCTCGACCAAGGGCGGCAGTTCCCGACACCAGCGTGACAATGGCCTCCCGACGCGTTTCGGCAGAGCGACCGACATAGTGCGACTTCGCCCGCCGTACCGCCTGCTCAACCAGGTCGGGCTCCGGAAGCACAGGCCAATCCGCGAGCGGCGCCCAATCGTCCGCGATCACGACATCAAGGTTACGCAGCGAGCGCACCGCATATCCGAGCGCCAACGCGTCGGGGTTCGGCTCACCCTGCTCGATGAAGTAGTTTTCACCACCGCCAAGGTAACGGCTCGTCTGAACGCGCGTACCGAGGCTGACGATCGTCCCCCAGGCTGAATTGCCATTTGCCAGCCCTTCCACACCTCCGCCTTTCGGCAACTCATGCACAAAAGCCCAATTCAGGAGCTCCTCAATTGTCACCGTTTTCATGGTCTTTTCCTCTTTGCGACACTTATCGATAGTTAGCGGTAGTTTTGCGATAGTTTGATAAGGGGATTTATTAAGATATTTCAGGTGGTTAAGTAGGGTTTACGACAGTTGCGATAGTTTCCCTTTCCTAATGGCGTGGGAAATCTTTTCCCCCAAACCCCTTCCTCACATATACGCCCCTGCAAAACTATCGCAGACTATCGCAAGCCATTGTTTTCATTTGTGAATTTGTCCCGTTCCAACTATCGCGAAGTCTCGCGAACCATCGCAACTGTCGCTGTCCAACCTCAATGATTTCAAAGGCTTCGACACCTGCGACAGTAGCGGACGCGCGAAAAGGGGTTACGGGGATCATCGAAGGTGACCCTCGAAATCGGACTGTCCATCGGACCGCCCGGCCGGCACGTCGACCAGTTCGACGCCGCGATAGGTGATGACGCGCCCAGCGACGCGTTCGTACTTTTTCTGCATGATGAGGCCGAAGGCGGTCAGTGAGATCGGCTTGCCGCCCTGGTCGATCGTGAAGTCGACATAGGCCTGATAGAACTGTTTCGCCGTCACCTCGCTCTCGCCGCGCCTCACGCAGCGCGCGCAGAAGGCAGACGTGCGATCCATTTCGTCCCGATACTCCTGCGTCTTGGCCCGCACCGCCTCGGGTATCTTCAACCCCTCGCGTAGGAAGATCAGCACGCCCTCGATCAGCCAGTTGAGGATGCCGGGATATTCAGGCGCGAAATCCGCCAGGACATCCTCGAATTCACGCTGGTCGGCCTCCGCGATGGTCTTCGGCCAGTGCACCACGGCC